GTCAAATCAAGAATAAGGATTTCTCACAGAAGCCGGGTAGACCTTGATAACTGGCGTAGGGGAAGCTTCAAACCCTAACATTATCTACCTACTAATACTAACAGTGAACTATCACACTGAGTCTAACGGAACAGGTTTCGAGAAAACCTCTAAGCCTGCACACGCGTAACTACCGTGATGATATTCTGCATCTAAGACATCATAGTCTACATATACATTTGGAAGATCCAAATGATGCATCCTATTAATCTTTTTGATGCGTTCATTGAGTTTCTTAGCTAAATCGTTTAAACTTGATTTACTATGCATATAACATTCGCGCAACGCCGTATTCATATTTGCATACGTAGCCGCAACCTTGTCATCACTCTTATGAACCCATTGCGGGATGTTCTCCACAATGTCCATTCTTAAAGGTGCTAAAATCTTTTCTCCATCTTTAATGAAATTTCTTTTAAGAAAGAATACATCTTTAGGTTCTTTCAATGTAAATTCTGTTGATACTTTGTCTCCAGGTGTGATATTCATGCCTAAATGATCCATGATAGGTGCAATAACTGTGCCATTAAAATTAACTTCACATTTATTGTCCACTGCCATGATTATGTCATCGCCATAAACACACAAAGCTACCCAATTTCTCATTTCAGTAATGAGTTCAGGCTTGCCTTGATCTTTGCAGACTCGTATCCACACATAAGTCATGAGTAAATCATGAACTAAACAATTAAGTTCTGCTGTAATAGCACAACCACTACATTGACCTTGACTTTTGACATACAAACTGTTCTTTACAATTATAGGAGTATGTATAAGATTGTAAATTAACATTCTCCTAATTCTACCATTTTGATCTCCATCATTATACCATGAATTGATAATATCTGTTGTTTTCATTACCAATTCAGGATGCAGATATTGATCCCAATTTGCATAATCAAAATCTTCCCAAAGAGAATTCTTTTGTTTCAGCTTGTCATAAATTCTTACCCAATCTGTTGCTGGATTAACTCCAACGCAAGATGAGATATTGACAGCCTTCTGTTTCATTGCGGATGTAAAAGCTCCAAAATACTTTCGTATTAGCAGGTTAAATATTAGGGGTAAGCATATAAACGCACGAGTTTTACCTTTCTTAATCTTTGCTATTGGTCTTGTTTCATCTTTTAGACAACAATACGAAATGAATGTTGGCATAATGCCTTCTTTCAATTGTTGTTCAGCTTGTTCCAACCCACTCAATAGTCTTTCAGTTGGTTCGTATACTTTACCGTAACCTGCTGGTATGTCTTGCAATTCTTTAAAATATCTAAATTTTCCTCCTTGTCTCTCTCCCTTCATAGCTCTCTCGAGTATGAGTGGATAGCCTGGTGATGTTTTCATATCTAATGGCAACATGGCATTTGGAATACCATTTATAGTTTCAAAATTATTTAAAACTCTTCTTTCTAAACCATTGATATTAGCTAACGTATGATCATAC